GTGATATTGCAAGAAGATTAACTCTTAATGACAGAGAGTTGGCTCGTAAGAGTTCAGCAGCAATAGATAAATATAAACAATTTAAAGACGAGGCATTTGCCAAAGTTGCATTCCAACCTATTCAAGATGTTGCACCACCACAACCAGTTATGCGTAACGTTGGAGCTGAATCATTTATGCAAGCATTATCTATTGGTACAAGTATTGCTAGCGCAGCTGGCGGTTTAGGTTGGAAACCTTTTGAATGATATGACTAACAGTTTTTTTAATTTTACAGAAGCTCCTGATTTTGCAGCTGCAATTGGAGCTACTTATGAGTCTGTTAATAAAAGTTATGACAGACGTGAAGAGCTAGAAA